GTTGTCGCGGTGTTCTCGAACAGGCGGCGCAGTTCGTAGCGCAGCCGTGCGGGGGTGTTGGTCTGCACCGCAGCGGCGCGGCCCTGTTGCACGTGCTCGCCTGGGTGCGTCACGCCCTTGGTCTTGCACCATGTGCCCACGGTGCCTTGGTTCTCGGGGCGGTTGCCCAGGTTGGGCTCGACCTCACGGGCGGCCTGCAATTCCTCTTGCATGGGCTGCATCTTCGGGGCCTGTCCCTGGCCTTCGCCTTCGCCCTGGCCTTCGCCCTCCCCTTCGGCCTCGCCCTCTCCCTTGCCCTGGCCTTCGCTTTCCCCTTCACCCTGGGCGTCCTGGCCCTCGCCCTCACCCTCACCCTCACCGTCCTGCGGCTCGCCCTGGGGGTCCTGCTGCTCGTCTTGCCCGTCCTGGGGTTCGTCTTGCTGCTGCTCCTGCTCGGCAGCGCGCAGTTGGTTGTAAATCCATTCGGACAGAACCAGGGCCTGGGCGGTGTCGCTGACCTGTGGCATGCGCGCCAGGGCCTGGGTTGCGATGCGCTGCACCTCAATGGGCATGGGCACGGAAAGCCCGGGGTAGTTGCGCAGGGCCACGGCGATGGCGAAAGGGTACTGGGCAGGATTGCCCCAGTCCTGCACCTCGGCGGTGGCCTCGCTCACCATCTGCCCCATCAGGTCGTGCAGCACTTGCTCAATGTTGCCCAGGGTCTTGGTGGCGATGCCCAGGCGCTCAATGCGCGCGTCTTCCACGGCGTTCAGCAGCGACCGCCGGTAGTTGGCGTTCCTGCCCTGGATCGTGTACATGGCGCCAAATTGCGTGTGCGCACGGTGTAGCAGTTCGTGAATGATGAAACCGCAGTAGCGCACCAAGGTCGGGCGGGTGATGGTTGCATCGTCACGCACGGCAGCGACCAGGATGGTCCCTCGTGCGTTGATTGCGGCGGTCGTGGTCTCGGGGGTCCAGGTCAAGGTTACGGTGCCCAGGCGCAGGGCCTTGGCGAGATGGTGCGTCAACTGCTCCACTCCCTGGCGCAGTTCGTAACCGCGCACGGTGCTGCGGCGGAAAAGGGTTTGCAAGTCGTTCATGGTGTGGCCTCGTTTAAATGTGCTTGTTGATGGTCTTGGGGTCGATGCACGTGGTGAAGATTGCCTCCAGGCCCACGGCAGACTCAGCCGGCTGCGCTGCTGCAATCGTGATGTTCCAGGCCTCGCGCACGTCTTCGGTGGCCAGGGCCAGGATGAAAGCGCCCACGGACCGGATGCTTGGCGGGTCGATGATTTCGCCCGTCTGCACCTTCGCGCGGCACTTGTCCACGGCGTCCAGGACGTGGTCCACAAGTTTCGGGCTCGCACCGGTCCGGTCGATGAGGGCCTTGCGCTCCACGTCACGGGGCAGGAACTCAAGCCAGGGCTTGAATGCGAAGCGGTCCATCAGGGCGCTATTCATTTCTCGGGTGCCTGCATGCCGGCCCGATGCGTCACCGGCGCCGGTCGTGTTGTCGGCTGCGGCAATCACTACCCCAGGCGCACGGGTCCACAGGCGACCGCCGATGGAAACCCGGGCGTTCGGCTCCAGTAGCCCGTTGAGCGGGGCCAGGGACCCGGGGTGGCAGTTGGTGATTTCATCCAGGCAAATGACGGCGCCTGGGCGGGTGTATGCCATCAGGAAATCAGCAGGCTGAAATACGGTCGCACCGTTGGCCAGTCCCGTGGCGCCGATGTACTCGTCCGCGCTCGTGTGCTGATGGAAGTTCACCCGACAGAATGCGCGTCCGGTCCGGGCTGCGAATTGCTGCATGGTCATGGTCTTACCTGCACCGCGCAGGCCGCCCAGCCACAAGTTGCCATTCGCGCCACGTTCCTGGGCCTGCCAAAGCAGGCGCACCATGCGGTCCGTCCAAATGTGGCAGTCGTCCACGGTCGGGGCGGTCGGGTCGTCATAAACATCGAACAGCAGTTCGTTGCCCTTGCGGTCTTTGGCCTCAATTCCAAACACCTCCTTGGCCGGCTTGCGCGCCACTACGGTGGCGGCTGCCTGGGCTGCGACTGCGGCCTGCGCACCGGCTGCGGTCACGGCGTCATGGAAGGGCGCCCAGGCCTTGCGCACCTCGTCAACCAGGATGGCCCGGGCCTGGGTCTCATCAATCGCGGGGGCTGCCGGGGCTTGCGTGGCCTTGCGCGCCAGGGTCTCGGCCTCGTCCATGCGCTCGATGAGGGTGGCCATGCTGCCGCGCAGGCCGGCTGCGGTCTGCTGCTCGGCCTTGAGGTTGTCGCTCAGGTCCAGGACCCTGGTGGCGATCGCGTCCGCCTCTCGGGAAGTGCTGCGCATGTATGACCCCAGGGTGTCGTTCAGTCGCTGCACCTCAGCGCCCAGGGTGAGGATGCGCTGCTCTACCTGGGAAGTCGTGGCCGTGGCGGCTGCGGGGCGCACGGGTGCGGTCTTGGGTGCGGCGCCCGTCAGGCTGCCGGGGGTGTGCCCTTGGTTTGCGAGCCACGTGGCGGCCTTGATCTTGTCGGCTGCGGTGTAGGGCAGGTTCTCGCCCGTCATGCTGTTGTAGGCGTCAATCACGGTACGGATCGGCAGGGTCATCAGGTTGGTTGTCATGGTTTAAACCTCCAGGTTGGTTTGGGTTGTCTCGGCGGCGAACACGTCACCGCATGCGCAGGTCGGCAGGCCTTTGTCGACCCACTTGGTAGTCGCCCGGAAGGTCCATCCGCAGGAAGGGCAAACGCACTTCAGCATGCGGGTGCCCTGCTTCACCTTGTTCACGCCGGCCAACAGGGGCGCGTGGGGGTATTCGCCCATCATGGCCAGGACCGGGCCCCACGTGGCCTGGAAGTACTTGCCCGGGCGGGTGCGGTTCCAGGGGTCGGTGTCGGGTCCGTGCGGCTCCAGTCCCAGGTCGGCAGCGGCCTGGGCATAGGCTGCGGTGTGCGTGGGCGCCACGGCAGCATGCAGGACCTCGTGCAGCAGGACGGGCAACACCTCGGCGGGGTCAGCCAGGGTCGGGCTCACCATGATTTCGTGGTGCTCGTCTGCGGATGCCTTGGGTGGCCAGTACTCGCCCAGGGTCCCGGAGCGGGTAAACGTTGAGGGCAGGGCGCAGGAAACGCGCACCGCAGCAGGCACGGCGTGGCCGGTCATGGTTTGGATTAGGGGCGCCATCTCAACAATGGCGGCGCGCAGCCAGTCTTCGCGGTTCATGTGGTCACCTCTTAGAAGTTGGGTTGATGGCGGCCTGCCAACAGGCGGCCCGTGAAACGGTTGTGGACCGTGGCGCAGTCGCTGCAGCAGGCAAGCCACTCAAGGGCGCCGGCCCAGGTCCAGGCGGTGCGGTTGGTTCCGAAGTTGTCGGTGATGCGGTACATAGGATTCCCTTGTGCCGTCCGAGACCGTCTCGGGCGGGGCCTACAGGCCAGCCCTGAGCCTACCTTGCGTTTCGGGCTTGTGCAATAGGTTTGTGCCCTGCTAGTGCAAGCAAGCAACAGAGGGGCGGCCTGGGGTGATGTTGGACCGGCTGCGGCTCATGGGGTGAGCCCGTGCGTGTGACGCGCGCGCATGCGTGGCACGGATTGCGTGGCGTGTCAAGTTGCACTGGGTTTGCATACATGCCGCTAAAACGCACTAGAACGGCCTACAGGCGATTTGAGGGGGTGGGTGGTGCCCTGGTATCAAAAAAAGTTATCCACACTCAAGATCGCGTTTCGCACAAGTTATCCACAAGAGCCCCGAGGGAGTGCTACAAAATGTGGCAAAAGTACCTCATGTTGATAACATGTGGATAACTGCGGGGCTGTGGATAACTTGCTTTCTATCGGTCCAGGGGATACCATTGGAGCGAACACTATCGGCGCGGTCCGATTGATAGGGGGATTGAATGACACGGGTAACGGGTGATGAGTTGATGGCCGCGCTCGCGGCTGCCGAACGTGAGGTCGATGCGGCGAACGGGCGGGTTGATGAGGATGCCCTGCTGATGGAGCGTTTAAACGCACTCGGGGCCGGTAGTCTTGAAGAGTTAGCCGAAGGCGAACAGGCAGCGGTTGCCGTAGAGATAAGACAAAGGGCAGATGGGAAAGCATGGGGTGCAGGCGGACCAAGACAGAAAGCCTTAACACCGTCCCAGGTCGCATTCGCCCAGGGGCTCATCGAAGGGAAGACACTCAAACAAGCGTATAGGGAAGCCTACCCAAACACCAAAGCAAAAGACAGCACCGTGGCCGCTGCTGCGCACCGTCTAAGCAAGCATCCACGGATCGCTGCGATGGTCGGACAGGCCTGGGCTGAGTCCGTGGAGGCGTTGACGGATGACGTGCAGGCGACTAGGCGGTATGTGATCAAAAGCCTGCTGCACATGGTGCAAACAGCAGAGTCTGAATCCTCCAGGCTGAGGGCCCTGGAAGGCCTGGGCAAAGCATCGGGTGCGTTTACACCAGTCCAGGCAGATGCACCGAAGGCGGTGACGCCGGACCAACTGCGCAGGGAACTCCAGGGACACTTGCGCCTGATCGCATCCACGCAGCGCACCGGCACAGGTGGACGTTTACACCAGGGGGTGGCGGTCGATGC